TATAGATAGTGCAGACCAAGCAACCATTACTGAATTAAATAAATATAAAAGAACACATCCACTTGTTTATGTATTCAATAATGCATATAAGAAAGTACAAATAATAGACAGAATCAATTATCAATTAAATTGGTTACATACTGGACATTATTTTGTATTAAAGCATTGCACACATCATATAGATGAATTAGAAACGTATAGTTGGAAAGAAGATAAAGATAATGAACCGGAAGATGCTAACGATCATACAATAAATAGTTCACAATATGGATTTATTCCTTACATAGATAAGATTGGTGTAGAAGTTAAAGAAAAGAAAGAAGAATCTGTTAGATATGAAGACAGGTTTAGGAGGTGAGAAAGGTGGGAAAAATTATGGATATGTTAAAAGGAAAAGCTAGAAGTTGGTTAGAAATAAAAGATGGAAATCCAAAAGCAATAATAATTCATCAAGCAGATGACTTACAAACATATTTTATTAAGAATAAGATATGGTATAGAGGAGAAAGTAACGAGTTAGAGGAATTATATAAACAATTAGATGGTAAAAAGACTACATTTTGGGCTAGTGTTCCAACTGCTGGTATGGAAATAAAGAAAAGTCATAGTGGACTACCTAAATTGATTATAAATACATTAACAGATATTGTTGTAGATAATTTCAATGGTGTTGAAAGTAAAAATACCAAAGCACAAGAAGAATGGGAAAAGATTGAAAAGGATAATCAATTCTATAAGAAACTAAAAAAGATTATCAGTGAAACAATGGCCATTGGCGATGGAGCAGTTAAATTTGCATTTGATAAGAAAATAAGTGAACTACCTATCATTGAGTGGGTAACTGGAGATAAGATTGAAATAATCTATAAAAGAGGTAGATTATTCGAGATAGTATTTAAAACATACTATGAAAAAGGTAATAAATCATATCTTTTAAAAGAACATTATGGTTGGGGATATGTAACTTATGAATTATTAGAAGATGACAAAATAGTACCATTAAATACAATAGATGAACTTAAGGAACTAGAACCTTTAACATTTGATAAAAGTGTTATGTGGGCAGTTCCTTTTATTATTGATGAAAATCCTAAATTTGAGGGTAGAGGTTCAAGTAAATTTGATGGCAAGTATGATATATTTGATAGTTTTGATGAAATCATATCACAATGGATAGAGGCAATAAGACTTGGTAAGGCAATAAGATATATTCCTGAAAAGTTATGTCCTAAAGATCCACACACTGGAGAATTACTACCATCAAATGCATTTGATAATCAATATATTCAAACTGAAAGTGATATGAGTGAAAACTCTAAAAATCAAATACAAGTTGAACAAGCAGATATTCCAAGTGATAAGTATTTACAATCTTATGTCACTTATCTAGGAATGGCTATTCAAGGAATAATCAGTTCTTCAACATTAGGAATTGATGTTAAGAAAATACAAGATGCTAATGCTAGTTATGAAAGGCAAATGGAAAAGACTACTTTATATACTAGACAAGGTATTATTGATGCATTAAATGAATTTCTTCCTAAAGTTATTAATATAGCTCTAAACATGCCAAAACAACTAAAGGAACAATTCAAAGGAGAATATGTAGAGTTTAAAGCATTGTTTGGAGAATATGATAGTCCATCATTTGATAGTCAAATTGATACTATTTCAAAAGCTAAAAACAATGGAATTATGAGTATAGAAACATCAGTTAAAGAACTATATGGAGATTCTAAAGAAGAAAAATGGCTTAATGAAGAAATAGCAAGAATAAAAGAAGAACAAGGTATTACTTCAATGAATGAACCATCAGTTAATGATGATGTAGATTTCAATGATATAGATACAGAAGAAAGTCCGGTTAAGGATGGAAAAAGTCCGGACAAGAGTGGAAAGGTAGGTGCTAAAGATGGCAACACCAATACCGATAAGAAGTAAAGAAGATGTTAAAAATGGAATAATTGCATTAGGACAAGAATTAATAAGAAGAGCTGATGATATTTCAAATGATATTAAACAAGTCACAGCAATTACTGTATATGCAAGATTAGATCCAGCAGAAATTGTTAATTTAGATGTGACTAAAAATTACATAGCATTTTTAGAAGAAGAAAAAAATGAAGAAAAAAAGTAGGTGAAAAAATGATTGAATCAAAGGAAAAACCAATTAAGGGTTTAAAAATTAAATATGATAATAATATCTATGATAAAATAGTGTATTTTTCAATTTCAAATTGGGATAAAAAAGATAACGTGAGTTTTACAAATATAGATAGTAAAAACATATCAGTGTCAGTTCATTGTGAGTTTAAAGATATAGAGTTAATAACAGAGTAGGTGTATAGCCTACGAATGATAATTAGTTAGATGTGTGAGGTGATGTAGGGGATGGAACTAAATGAAATTAAGTTTTTCAGAGGTAATTATCATCAAATAAGATTTAAATTTAAAACATTTACAGGAAAACCTGAAATGATTTATTTAACTGTTCGATGTGAAAAGGGATATAAGCAACTACATAAAAGACTAGGAGATGGAATAGAACTAGTTGATGAGTGGTATGAAATTACTTTCTTACCAGAAGACACAAATGATATAGATTGTTCTTTAGAAATGACATATGATATAGAAATAGTTGTTGATAATAAAAAACCATTTACAATTAAGAAAGATAAATTCATATTATTAGAAGAGAATACAAGGCCAGAAGATGAGGTGTAATTATGCAAGGATTTGAAATAGAATTTGATGTTACACCTAACGAGTACGAGATAGATATATCAGATAAAATAATTGAAGTATATCCACCATTAGAAAATTTAGAAGTAAATCCTACAAAAGAAAAACAAACATTTAAGTCTGATAGTTATGGTTATGATGAAGTTGTAGTAAATGGGGCAACAAGTGAAATTGATGAAAATATAAAACCTAACAACATAAGAGCAGGAGTTAACATTTTAGGTGTAGAGGGTAATATTGAAAATATTGAATATTGGGCAGATACACCACCAGATACTTCGAATTTTAATCTTACATATTATATAAAACAACTACCAACGTATTTAGATATTAGCAACACAAGTAAACCTTTACAATTTACAAATTATTATCAATTAGAAGTTGCAGATTTAAGAAAATGGGATTTGTCGAAAACAAATCAAATGTCTTTCTCTAATAATCCCATGTTAAGAGAGGTAAACTTAGATGGTTGCGATATGAGTAGTATGATGTACCTATATTCTCTTTTTTATAGTTGTAAAAAATTAAAAAAAGTCAGTTTGAAAGTTAATCCAAGTAAAGTTGAGAGTTTAACTCAATTGTTTTCTTACTGTGAAGAAATAGAAGAAATAGATTTAAGTACATGGCACATGTCAAATCTTACTAATACAAATATGATGTTTTGGTTTTGTGCAAAATTAAAACGATTAGATATAAGAAATTTTACATTTGATAAAGTGACAAATCACAGTAATATGTTTGGAAATAATCCAAGCGATTGTTTAATAATCGTAAAAGATGATACTGCTAAAACATGGATAACATCTAAATTTAAAACATTAACAAATGTTAAAACAGTTGCAGAATTAGGTGAGTAATTCGGAGGTGAATAACCTATGAATGATTATAAAATAAAAAAACTCTATGAAGAGATGGAATTACATCTTATTCAGAGTATGAAAAGAAATCTAGGTAGACATTTAACAGAAGAAAATGAAGTGGGCTTTAAATATCCACAATGGCAAGCTGAAAAATTAAAAGAGTTAAAGAGATACCAAAGAGAAAATAAGAAAATAATAGGTAGATACACATTAGGCCTTGATGAAGATGTATCAGAACATCTACAAAACGAATTAAGGCAAGGTTCTATAAAAGCTATTAAACAATACAATGAAATAACAGGGGATAATTTAAACCCCTCTAAAATCATGAATAAGAGCTTTTTTAGAACAAATGATAAAAAGGTTGATGCATTAATAAAAGTTGTTAATGATGACTTAAAAACAGCAAATACAAGTGCTTTGAGAATGGCAAACGATCAATATCGTCAAATCATTCATAAAAGTGCTTTTTTTGTTGGTAATGGAGTATTTACTGAAAAACAAGCAGCTGCAATGGCAGTTGATGAAATATCACAAAAGAAACTAACTACTTTAGCAATTGATGAAGCAAGTAAGAATTTCTTGACTGGTGGTTTAAATTGTATTGAATATAGTGATGGTAGAAGAGTAAATATAGCATCCTATAGTCAAATGGCAATAAGAACAGCATCTTTAAGAAGTCAATTGATGGGAGAGGGAGATTTCAGAGCAAGTATAGGAAGAACACTTGTAAAGGTTACTACACATGGTGGTGCATGTCCTTTATGTACTAAATGGCAAGGTAAAGTACTAATAGATGATGTATATAGTGGTGGAACTTCAAAGGATGGTAATTACACATTATTAAGTGATGCTATGAAACAAGGTTTCTTACATCCTAATTGTAGACATGGTCTTACAACATATTATCCTGAACTAGATGAAGATGATGAAGTTATAGAACCAGTAAGTGAAAGAGAAGAAAAATTACAACAAACTTTAAATTACTATAATAGAAATATCAAAAGTTATAATAGATTAGCAGTTGGAAGTCTAGATTCTAATAATAGAAAGACATATGAAACAAGAAAGAAAACATTTCAGTATAAAAAAGATTTCCTTAGAACAGTTCTTAATCAAAAGAATAGACATGTATCTATTAGTCAAAACTTAAGTAGAGTAATAGATAAAGACTTATCAAAAGAAATAATTGCAGATACAAGCTATTATATAAGTAAATATAAAGACCTTATTCCAAATGAAAATAAAGATATTATGTGGATATTAGGGGATTTAACATATACCAAAAATTCAGTAGCATTTGCAAATGATAACTTTCAAATAAATATGCATATTATCAATGATGTTAATAAATTTAAAAATCTAGTACGATTAGCACAAAAACAAGGAAGCTTAGTCAAAACTAATGATCCAGTAAGACAAATAGTAGGACATGAGATAGGCCATAGAGTACAAATTGGACTATATAGAAAAGTAAGTGGGAATATGGATGCAACAAGAGATGAAGCTGAAAACTGGGTTAAAAAGTTTATGAGAGATGTAGTAGATGAATACGAAAAGAGATACCCGAAGAAAACACCATTTATTGATGAAGCATTATCCAAATATGGAGCTAGTGTAGAATATGAAATGTTTTCAGAGGCGTTTGCAGAATACACATCATCTATCAATCCTAGACCATTCGCAAGAACATTTGGTATAATGTTTGAAGAGGTAAGGAGAAATATTAAATGATAGATATACTTGAATCGTTGAAAGAAAACGACAATAAAATTATTGTTGATTATGTAAATGATAATGAACTTTCTTTGTTAAAACGAATAGGTGTCGATGAAAAAGACACACTAATGAATGTACAAGATAAAATACATCATTATTTATGCCAAAAACATCATAAAGGTGCTTTATTTATGATTGATGAAGATAAATATACAAAAGCAGATAAAGAATTATTAAAGATAGATGAAAAGATTGATAAAGATATATTCAAAATAATTATTTAACACTCATAATTGAGTGTTTTTTTATCGTGGGATCTAGTGTGAAAGGGTGGTGCAATTCCACCTCCTACGACCTAATAATGATAATTAAGCATCCATTTAGGGTGCTTTTTTATATGTCCGAAACGTGAAGACTTTAAAAGCATTGGAATAGTCAAACAAGACTTTAAAAAGGAGGATTTACCAATGGAAAAAGGTAATCAAAAACTTATGCCACTAAACATTCAGTTTTTCGCTGATGAGGGTGGAACAACTCCAGTAGTTGCAACTGGAACAACTGCAACACCACAAAATACTAATCAAGGAGCTGCAATTGATTATGACAAAATTCAAGGAATGATTGATAGCAGAAACCAAAGAAATGAAGATAGTATTTTAAAAAGTTATTTTCAAAAACAAGGGTTAAGTGAAGATGAAATGAATCAAGCAATTTCTACTTTCAAAACTCAAAGAGATGAAAATAACAAACAACAAGCAGTAGATAATCAAAATCTACAAAATCAACTAAATGAATCAAATTTGAAATATCAAAAACTTCAAATTGAAAGTGAGGCTTTTAAACAAGCAATTGATTTAGAAGTTGATAACAAAACAATCCCTTATTTAATCAAATTAGCTGATTTTAATGGCTGTTTAGATGATAAAGGGGTAATTGCTCCAGATAAAGTAAAAGAGGCTTTAAACAAGGTTTTAACTGATGTTCCAAGCCTAAAAGCAAGTGATAATACAAGTACTGCTGGAGTAACAGTTGGTGCAGATGCATCAAATGGATCACAACCTAGTGGAAATATGTTTGGATTTAACTTCGCTAGTGTAAGAAAACAATAAAAAAAAGAAAGAGAGATGATTTAAATGGCAGCATTAAACTATGCTACACAATATTTAAAGGAATTAACAATGGCTTTTCCTACAGCACTATATTTTGGTGATATTTGGACAGCTACAAAAGATGTTAAATTTTTAGATAATAACACAGTTAAAATACCTAAATTAACTACAACAGGTAGAACAAATGGAGATAGAGATCATATTGGTACTTTCTCAAGAAATTTTGATAATGATTGGGAAACTAAAACAGTTTCACAACATAGAACTTGGGATACATTAGTACATCCAAGAGATATTGATGAAACAAATAAAGTTGCATCAATTGGTAATATTACAAAAGTATTTAACCAAACACAAAAATTCCCTGAAATGAATGCTTATGCAATTAGTAGACTTTATTCATTAAAGAATGAAAAAGAAGCTATTACTTCATTAGCAAAAGGAACTTTAACATTAGAAAATGTATTAACTTATTTTGATACATTAATGGATAAAATGGATGAAGCAGAAGTTCCAGTTGATGGTAGAAAATTATATGTTGATACATATACAAAAACTATGATTGATACTGCAAAAGAAAGTGCTAGATACTTAAATGCTAGTGATACAGCAGTAAAACGTAATATTTCAAGAATTGATGAAGTAGAAATTATTTCAGTTCCTACTAAATACATGAAATCTGCTTATACATTCTTTACTGGAGCAGAATCATCAGGTAAAAAGAATGGTTATGAAGTTGCAGCAGAAGCTAAAGATGTAAAAATGATGTTAATTCATTTAGATGCAGTAATCCCAGCAATCAATTATGAATTTGCTCAATTAGAAGAACCATCTACATTATCAAAAGGTAAATATGTATACTTCGAAGAATCATTTGAAGATTTATTTATCTATGATGAAAAACACACTGCACTACAATTTGTTGTTGAAAATGCAGCTTAATAGAAAGGAAGTAGTTTATGAAATTTAAATTTGAAACTGGAGAAGTAATTGAATGTTCAGATATGGCTATTGCTAATTTATTAAGAGCTGATAAACGATACAAAGAAGTAAAAGAAGATGCTCCAAAAGGAAAAGGCAAAAAGTCAGAAGAAGTAAAAGAAGATGCTCCAAAAGGAGATGATTCTGATGCCAAAGTTCAAGAATAAGAAAACAGGAAAGATTGTAGAAGAACATTTAATGTTCTATGTAGATAAAATGCGATCTAATCGTAACTTTGAAGAAGTAAAAGAAAAAGCACCAAAAGAAAAGGTGCAAGAATCTAAAGAAGTGGCAGTAAATAAACCACTTCAATAGGAGGTGGTCTTATGAGCCAATACGCAACAAGTGAATACTATACAGACACATTTAAAGGTACATTACTACCTCAAAATGATGTAGATAGATATTTGCAAGAAGCAAGTGAAAAGATTGATAGTATAACATTTAATAGAATAGTGGCAAGGGGTTTTGATAACTTAACAAAATTCCAACAAGAAAAGGTACAAAGAGCAGTATGTTATCAAGCAGAATACATTCTAAACAATGGCTATAATGATGAAGATAAAGAAGATATTGCATCATATAGTGTTTTAGATATATCAGTTAATGTGAAAACTGATAGTGAAAAGACACAAGCTGAAAAAGAATGTATGAGTGAGAAAGCATATGATTTAATAAATAAAACTGGTCTAGCGACTAAAGGTTTTAGATATTAATGGCTAGGGATATAAAAGAACTACCTTTTCCTGATTGGCTACTAAATACTGATTATTCCATAGTTTTAAATGAAGAGGGTATTTCAGAAGATGGAGAACCTATTAAAGCAGTTGAAACAAAGGGTAAATGTATATTTAGTGAGAAAGCCAAAAGAATTATAGATAGTGAGGGTAAAGAAATTACTCTAGTTGGAAAGGTTATTGTCAAAGGCGATATAGCACCATCATTAAAAAGTGTTAGTGATGGTGCTATTACTATTAATGGGTGTAGTTATGAGATACATTCAGGTAGTAGGCCAAGAAACCCAAATGGAACAATACATTCTACTCAATTCGAGGTTAAGTAATGAGAGTTACTAGTAGAATAAATCCTAGAGCATTTAGAGAATTAAATGAAATTACTAGGGATTGTTTATTGGAAACAGCAGATGCTTTGCAAAGTGATGTTCAACAAAGTCAAACAATGCCATTTGATACTGGAGAATTACAAAATAGGTCTTTTTCCAGAGATGCTAGTAAATTGAATCAAGGGAAAATAACTATTACAAATGATAAGCCATATGCTAGGAGGCTATATTATCATCCAGAATATAATTTCAAGAGAGATAAAAATAAAAAAGCTGGTGGTATGTGGTTTGATCCTTATATCAATGGTAAAAAGAAAAACTTTGCAAGTAAAACATTTGCTAGAATTATGAAAGGTAAAATGTAATGAAGATAACTTTAAAACAAATAAAAGACCACTTTAAAGACAATTTTAAATGGTCTGATGATATTTCCATTGGGAAGATAGATAATAACAAAGAAAAAGCAATATGCTTCTATAATTCACAAAGAAGTTTAGGTTATCAACCAGTTATGGGTGGTAAGAAACTAAAATCCACTTATACCAAACCTATTACTATTTTATTAAGATATACGAAAAATCAAGATAGTGCTGAAATAAAGGCACAAGAAGTTTTTGAGTTCTTTGAAGAAAGAACTTTTTTTATTGGAAACAAAAGAATATTTACACAAATGTATGGTGAAGAACCTAATAACTTAGGTACTGATGATACTGGTGTATATGAATATTCTATTGAAATAAATTTATATATTGAAAGGTAGGTGGCTTTTAGTGGCTACAGTTACAGTAGGACAATATGCAGTTAGTGAATGTACAATCAAGGTAAAAACTGATGGTTCAACATTTGTACCAATTGCAGATTTAGAAGAGTTCAATATTTCAATTGATAACAATATTGAAACTTGGTATTCAATTTCTGATGGTGGATTCCAAAATGCTTTATTAACAGCAAAAGCAGTAAGTGGTTCATTTAGTGGAAAAAGATGCTTAGGAGATGCAGGAAATGATTATATTGATGGTTTAAGATATAACATTGGTAAAGCAGCAGAAGCAGATTTTGAAGTTGATTTCCCAAATGGAGATAAATTAACTTTAACAGCAGTTGTTGCATTAACAGATTTATTAGGTTCAGCAACAGATGTTGTTCCTCTAAATGGAGATTTAACAGTTAAAGGAAAACCAACATTTACTCCAGCAGCAGGCTAGGATGAAACCAAACGAGGGGTAAGGCTTTAATGCTTTACTCCTTTTTTTTATTAATTAAAACAAGAAAGAGGAGATTTATTTATGAGAATTATTGATACAGGAATTACAAAAGAAATATTAACAGGGGATAATCATCCACAATTAAAAGTGGCAGATAAATTTTATACAGTTGATAATAGACAATCTGTTTGGGATAAAATCCAAGAAGTACAAAAAAATGAAGAATTAACTGATAAAGAAAAAACAAATCAAGTTTATATTTTAGCATTAGGAGAAGAAGCAGCAAAAGAAATTGAAGAGTTAGATTTGCCAGTAGAAAACAATGTTTATTTTTCTTATTGTGTAATGGGTGCAATCACAGGAGAAGATCCTAAGAAACTTCAAGAATTAGCAATGAAACAAATGGGAAAAAACTAGATTCCCAAGATAGCTATTATGACATGGAGTTTGATTGGGATTTAATTGTTTCTAGTTTTGCTCAACAATATGGAATAAGACTTTATGCAGAATATGAAACAATATCATGTCAAGAGTTTAGGCAGTTGTTAGTTGGTTTAAATGGAGATACTGCTTTAGGTTATGTTGTTCAAATCAGAGCAGAAACAGACCAAAAGAAAATCAGAGAAATGACTAATCATGAAAAGAAGATTAGAGCAGAATGGAAAGAATTTAAATCTAAGCAAAATAATCCTCAGAAAATAGTCTTATCTAATGAAGAAATAGGCAAAGTCATGTCAAAACTATTTAGATAGGAGGTGATGATTATGACAAGTGCTGGAGCTATATCAATTGATTTAGTCGTTAATAGTAAGGCCTTTGAAAATAAGGTTAAACAACTAACTAAAGGGGCAGAAAAATCATTTGATAATAGTTTTTCAAAAATAGGTAGTACCATAGCTGCTGCTTTTTCAGTAGCAGCAATAGGAGCATTCACTAAATCAGCAGTAAATGCAGCAACAGAAGTTCAAGCAGCATGGACAGGATTAAATTCTATTGTAGAGGGTACTGGAAATTCATTTGCAGTTGCTCAAAAGTTTATAAATGAATATACAAAAGATGGTCTTGTTTCAGTAGAAGAAACTGCAACAGCATATAAAAACCTACTTTCTAGGGGTTATGATACTACACAAATCGAAAAAACATTAACTGCATTAAAAGATAGTGCAGCATTTGGTAGACAAGCATCTTATGATTTAGGTGAGGCAGTAGTATCTGCTACAGAGGGTTTAAAAAATGAAAACTCAATCTTAGTTGATAATGCTGGTGTTACAAAGAATGTCGCAAAGATGTGGGATGATTATGCAAAAAGCATAGGAACTACTGCAAATAACCTAACACAAGCTCAAAAGATACAAGCAGAATACAATGGAATTATACAAGAAACACGATTCCAAACTGGAGATGCAGCAACATACACAAAAACATTTGGTGGACAAGTACAAGTTCTAAAAGGTAATTTTTCCACAATGCAAGCTGCAATAGGTAAAGTAGTTGCACCAATAGCAGGATTATTTATTCCTTATATCAATGCAGCAATTAGTGCAGTAACAGCATTTGCAGTTAAAATGCAACAATTATTAAAGGTGTTTGGATTAGAAATGCCTGATGTAGTAACCAAAGCAAGTTCAACTATAGGAAATGTAGGTGGAGCAGCAACAAAAGCAGCCCAAGAAGTAGCGAGTACTGGAACAGCAGCAAAGAAAGCAGCAAAAGAAATGAAAAGAGCATTTGGTGGAATGGATGAAATCAATGTTCTAAATCCAAATAAGGGTGCAGATACAGGTGGAACTGGTGGAGGTTCTGGTATAGGTGGAAGTACAGATACAGGACTAGGAGCAGTAGCAACACCAACAACTGATCCAGTTAGTTCAGCAATAAGTGCAACAGCAGAAAAAATAAAAGCTTTTGTTGAACCACTAAAAAATATAAATTTTGATAATTTAATAAAAATGTTTAATTTATTAAAAGAAAGTGTAATAGGCTTAGGAGGAACAATTTGGCAAGGTTTAGAATGGGCATATTTTAATTTATTAGTTCCATTAGCAAAATGGACAATAGAAGATGCTTTACCTGCTTTTTTCTATGCTTTAAGTGGTGCATTAGATGCAGCCAATGGAATATTAAAAGAAATATATCCAATGTTGGATTGGTTATGGAACAATTTCTTACAACCAATAGCAAGTTGGACAGGTGGTGTAATTGTAGATGCATTATATTCACTTGGTGATGCTTTAAAATGGGTAGGAAATAATGCAGATATTGTTGTGTCTGCAATGTCAGGAATTGCTGCTGGATGGTTAACTTTTAAAGGGTTAGGCATTTTAGGAAGTATTGTTCAATTTGTTAAATATGCTGGAAGTCTAGCCGGAGTTACTGGTGTTGTTAAATCAGTAGGTGCAGCATTGGCTCAACTATGGACTTATTTCAAAGGTAGTGCAGCAGTAAAAGGTGTAACAACAGCATTTGCAGCTTTAAAAGGAGCATTAGTAGCAGTTGCTGGAGCATTAGGAATTTCAGTAGGATGGGTAGTTGCTATAATAGCAGCAATTGCAGCATTAGTTACAGGAATTGTTCTGTTAATAAAGAATTGGGATAAAGTAAAAGAAGTAGCATTAAATGTATGGGGAGAAATCAAAGAAATTTGGGGCAAAGTTGCTAATTGGTTTAATGAAACAGTTATTGTTCCAATTAAAAATTTCTTTAGTCCTTTAACAAATTGGTTTAGTCAATTATTTACAAGTATATGGAAATCAATTAAAAGTGCATTTGAAGTTATAAGTGGATTAGCACAAGGTTGTTGGGTACTTATAACTCATGTTTGGGGCATAGCTACAACATGGTTTAAAAGCACAGTAATAGCACCAATTCAAAATGTTTTCAGTAGCATGTGGAATGGTGTAAAAAGTGCAGCATCAAGTGCATGGACAGGTATTAAAACTGTATTTTCACCAGTTGTTAGTTGGTTTAAAGATAAGTTTTCAGCAGCATGGACAGCAGTTAAAAACGTATTTTCAACAGGTGGAAAAATATTTGATGGTATAAAAGATGGTATTTCTAATGTATTTAGAACAGTAGTTAATGGAATCATAAGTGGTATTAATAGAGTAATAGCAGTACCATTTAATTCAATTAATAGGTTACTTAATAATATTAGAAATGTATCAGTTGCTGGAATAGAACCATTTAAGTCATATATTAAATATAATGCTTTATCAGTACCACAAATACCAAAATTAGCACAAGGTGGATGGCTACCAGCTAATAATCCACAACTTGCAATTGTTGGTGATAACAAAAGAGAAGCAGAAATTGTTGCACCAGAAAGTAAGATTTATGATCAAGTTGCAAAAGCAATAAAAGATAGTAATGGAGTTGGAAAACAACAAATAGAAATAACAATCTATCATAAATATGAAGATGGTAGAACAATCATTCAAAAGGTTAACCAAGCACAAATTGATGCAGGTGAAGTCCTTTTATTAACTTAGGAGGTGCATGATGAATAAATATGAAATACAAGTAGATGGAACAACTTATGTGGTAGATGACATCTCTTATGAATATGCACAACTAGATGGTGAAAGTGCTGGAAGAAGTGAAGATGGAACAATGTATCGAGATGTCATTGGATTAACTAACAAAGTATCATGTGATTTTTTAGATAAAGATAAATGGAGAGGAACAACCCTATCGAATTTACTTAAATTAGTAAAGAAGAAGAGTTGTTCTTTTAATTATTTTGATGTTATGGAAAATAAAAGAGTAACAAAAAATATGTATGTGGTATCAGATCCAGTAAAAGTAACATTATTAAATGATGAATATATTTTGAAAGATAACTTTCAAATTAGATTTATTCAAATGAATGTTGATGATATTTAGGAGGTAAAGAGAATGCAAAGTGTTAGTAGTGCATACAAAGATGTCGTAAGTAGTACTAGTGCTTTATCTCCTAAATTTAAAATAATTATCGATGATGTGGAATATTTGGGGGATGTAATAAAAACATCTCCTAAAATAACACATTCTAATCCATCATTTTTAGGTGGTTTTTCAGCCAAAACAATATCATTTGATATATTTGACTTGGAGAACAACTTAAGCCTAGAAAATAAAGAAATAACAATCTATAAAGGCATTGTTGTTAATGGTTCTATTGAGTGGGTTAAACAAGGTGTATTTATACCAAGAGCAAAAGATATAACTCATAATATAAGTACAAAAGTAATTACAATTACAAATACCCAAGATAAAACACAACTATTTGATAGCAAATATGAAAGTTCTTTAGATTGGTCTGTTAATCATACTGGACTAGAGATAGTACAGGAAATATGCACTAAGTTAAATGTTAATTTAGAAACAACTAACTTTGGATGGTCTAATTACTCATTTAAGCAGCCTAATTTTAGCGAAACAACTACTAATAGAGAAGTTGTAAGCAGAATAGCAGAAATAGGTGGAGAAGTGGCTCTAATGAGTTGTGAGGGTGGTCTTCAAATAAAAGAACAACAAGCAACTGGAGATGTTATTCAAAGACATAGATATGAAAAATTGTCAAAAGAAAAGCCTTTTGTAGTTAATACACTTGTATTAGGTAAAAAAGGAATAGATGATGATGTTGTTTATCCTGAATTAATATCTACAGATAGAATTGAATTTAGGATAGAAGATAATCCATTTGTAGACTTGTATAGACAAGATATGATTGAGGAAATTGCTCAACACATATTAGGTAAGTCATATACACCATTTAAATTAGATGGGTTTGTAGATAGTTTTATTTATGAATTAAATGATGTGATTGAAATTATAGATAAAAATGGAGAAACATTTAATGCTGTTATATTGGATTACTCAAATCAATCAAGAATTAAATCTAATCTAAAAGCAGATACACAAGATAAAAAAACAACCAACTACAATTTAGTTGGAAGTAAAACAAATGCTATAGGTCAAGTTAAGTTAGAAGTAGATCATATTAATGATACTATTACATCTCTAACAAGTAGAGTAGAAGATTTGACTGACTATTTAAAATCAGCTAATGGAACAGGAACACTAATATTAGGTGAAACAATAGTATCAGATGGTGCTATTGGTAAATTAGTTATTAGTGGTTTTAATGAAATAGGATTATATCCTAGTATGGTTTATCCTAATTCAAAATTATATCCTAGTAAATTAACAACATATTGTATAGTTCAATCTAATGAAGATGGTTCACTAGTAAAAGAAACTTATATTGATTTAGAAATGATATTAGGTAAAACTGATGAATTAATTATTGAGAATAGCAAGGTGTATGTTAAAAGTGGAAATAAAATAACTGATACAGGATTAACTGCTTTAATAAGAACATATGATAACATAACTAAAATAAGTGTTAAATACTTTCCGAATGTATCATTTGCTTGTGATTATATTATGAAAAATGAATTAACAAAATCATTTGCAACACAAGCAGAAGTATCATCACAATTTCTAATAACACAAGAAAATGTAAATTCAAAGGTTACTAAAGCAGAAGTAATAAGTGAGATAAATCAAAGTGCTGATGAAGTAAAAATCAAAGCTAATAAAATAAGTTTAGAGGGAATAGTTACTGCTAATGAAAACTTTAAGATTTTAGAAGATGGAAGTATAGAATCAAAGAATGGATCATTTAGTGGGAATATCTATTTACAAGATGGAAATAAAGTTATTGGTGGAGATGGGATATTAACTAATCTTCAATTTAGTTCAGTAGGCAATTATGAGGGATATGGATTGTTAGGGTTTAATTATAATTCCTTTGATGATTCATATGTTTATGCAGATGTAAGTATAGATGTTGATGTTCCTAGTAATTTCACTATTGAACAAGCATATTTAACTTTATACCATACACAAGTTACATGGAGTTATTATAATAATTCTATGAATGAAAACATGGATATTCAAGGTTATGCTAGAAATCTAAAATTATACGAATCAGGAAATAATCAAAATTATAGTTTCTATATGACTTATGGTGGAGATTATGCAATAGATTTAAGTAGTGGTTTTTTAACTGATATAACTAATGCATTTGGAGTTTCATCATATACACCAAGCAGTGATTATGGAATTGATGTTAAGAAAACCATTGACATTAAGAATTATTTAAAAACTGGAGAAACTCATAAAATAGTAGTTAGAACTATTGATGATATTCCAACAAGTGAAAGTGTGGCATGTTCTAAAACTGGAATGGCTAGAGCAGTAATAAATGTAATTGGTTATATGTCGATGTAACGATGTGTGTTGTATGTAGTATCAAAGGAGAAAAAATGGACAAAATAACATTTAAAGATTATCCAGATACAACAACACCATTGAGTGCAA